GCCTCGACGTCCAAGAGGTGAGGTTCGTGTCTTCGAACAATTAGATGATGGTAAGAAAAAACTTGTTCATAAAAGTAATATTGTTGTTTATAAAGGGCGAGAAATGTTGGCGCAAAGACTTGTCAATATAGCTAATCCAGCATTCTCTGGGGATCCAACAAAACCCACGCAAGATGAATTCATAGCTTGGTTTGGATTAGGCGAAGGTGGTGTAAGACCTGCTGATCCTCTTGATCCAGTTCCTCCAATTAATGATGATGAATATTTATCTGCTCCAGTTCCAATTAGTGATTCATCTGGAAATGTTTATGCAGATTATCATACTGCTGGAGAATCATATCCGGGTGGAGGAACATATCCCGCAGATGGTTCATATGTTAAAAAATTCGATACTGGCGGTGTTGTATTTGACTTTGATGTTTTAAATGATAGTCGATATTTAGTTTTACAACTTACAACAACCGTTTCGACACTCAATGCTAATGGTTATCAACTTAGTGAAGCTGGATTATTTTCTGCTGAAAGTAGTGCCGGTGGATATAGTGGAAACTTTTCATTGTTTGCCAGAGTTACATTTCCATCATTGATCAAGACAAATGAAAGACGCTTGATCTTTGTATGGTATTTATATGTTTAAGAATAAATAGGTTCATTTCAGAAGCGTATTTATTGCAATTAATAGAGAAAGTATTTAAGAAAAAATTACAAGGAATTTTAATAAACCGTATAGAATATAGTTTATAATTAGAGAAAAAAAATAAATTAGGAGGATACGCTAATGGCTAACGTTTCCCCAGGTGTATTTACCAAAATAATAGACCTATCGGCATTTATTCAACAAGTGCCATCAACTATCGGTTTTGTTTGTGGTTTTACAAAAAAAGGTCGAGACAACGAATTAATTTTCGTTGGAGGAAGATCTGATTATATCTCAGAATGGGGTGAACCTGATATTCGAGATTTTGGAAAAAATTATGGGCAAGGTCCGTATGTTTCATATAATTTTTTAGGAGAATCAGGAGCTTTATACTGGATGCGTTTATTGCCGGATGATGCTACCTATGCAAATTTTAGAATTGATTCACAGTTAGCTGCTGCTGATACAACAGCAAGTATTTCAATTTCATATGTTGATAGTCTTAATACATATGCTGAAATACTAACTAACTTAGAGACATCTGTAGATACAAAACCGGTTGCTTTCTTATATCCAATTGGAAGAGGAGATTATTATAATGCTCTCGGAATAAGACTTACTGAACACTCAAATCCAACACTATGGGGAATATATGTTTTAGACATATATGAAAAACAGTCAGATGGAGATGATGTTATTATTGAATCATTTGATGTTTCTTTTGACCCACTAGCTGTTGATAATGCAGGCGATTCTGTTTTCATTCAATATATCCTTGAAACATATTCATCAGTTTTAAGAGCAGAAATGCAATTGACAAGCGGTGAATATACAGAAGGTTATGATCTTGTTGCTAGATCATATGATAATGAAATAGGAACAGTTACAGTTGACCTAGCTGGAACTATCAGAGATAACAAACAGGATTTTTCTGATTGGGAAACAACTCCAGAAACAGGTAATGCAGCATATATTGTAGCTGCTAAAGATGCCAAAGGAAATGAAATTTGGGGTTGGTTAGGAATATCAGATGCAGCACAAGATGATGATATTATCAATGTTTTTACTGAAAGAGATCTTACAGGTGGAACTCTAGGATGGAATGGTGCTATATCAAGTTTTGATGTAAATAGTGCTGTAAGATATCAAATTAGAGAATCTCATGTAAGTATTGCTTCAGCTTTTTCTTCTTCTGAACCTGTACCTTTAAAGAAAGGTTCTGAAGGTTCATTAAGAACTGCTTCTGGCAATTTAGATACTGCTGAAGCTGAAACACTTCTTGAACAAGGTTATAGCGGTTTGATTACAAATCCAACGACTGGATCTGCTGAAGATCGTATTCTTGATGTTGAAAATATTTATTTCACACTTGTATATGATGCAGGTTATCCAGCAGATGTTAAGACAGCAATCAGCACACTATGTCAAACAAGACGTGACTGTGTTGGTATTCTTGACAATGGAGATAACTCAACTGTTAACAATGCTCTTGCGACTCGAAACAATATTAATACATTTAACAACTTTTATGTTGCTCTATATGAATCATTTAATAAAGTTTCGGACCCATTCACCGGAGAAGATGTGTGGTTCTCACCAATGTATCATATGTCTTATTTAATTCCGCGAAATGATAATGTTGCTGAACTGTGGTTTGCTGCTGCAGGTTTCAATAGAGCATCAATTGATTCTATCAAGGAATTGAGATATAACCCACGACTTGGTCAAAGGGATCAGATGTATCTAAAACAACTGAATCCGATTGTCAAGTTCAATGCGGGTTATGTTGTTTGGGGTCAGTTAACATCACAAGCAAAAGCAAGCGCACTACAGGACTTGAACATTGTTCGACTAGTTTTATATGCTGATAAAGCAATTAAACAGTTCTGTCAATTCTTTATCTTTGAGCAAAATGATCCTATTACATGGGGTCAGGTCTCAGGAGCAATCACTGAGTTCCTTGAAGTAATAAAGAGTAAACGTGGACTTGATGCTTATTCAGTTGAAGTTGGTGCTACTGATTATGAAAGAAAGACTAAGAAATTTCATGTCAATATTATATTGACACCAACCAGAGTTGTTGAACAAATCGAACTGAATTTCTTCATCAAATAATTAGACCAAAAAAAGAGGGGTGTATAGTTACACTCCTCTTTCTTCCGTTGATTTATTCAGGTTTCGATTCTTTCTTTTTGTCTCCTATATCTATTCCCTCTGCCCACGCTTTCAATCTTTTGTTTATTACAATCATAACGTTTTCGGGTATATCTTTGAAGTTCTCATTGGCGACTATTTTAGGTATAGTCATGATTGCAACTGCCTGATTAGTAGACGGTGTCAACCCAGTAGAAATGATCCATTAGTCCTTTTCTCCTTTCAGAAATTCATCCGCTTTTTCTTTAGTTAGGGTCCGACTTTTCAATGCTTTCCGAAGTTCTTCTCTGACCTTTTTCGAATTTTTAATAGTGTTTCGAGTCTTAATTTTTTCTGTCATACAACCCCCGTTATTGAAAGTGTACACCAAGAGGCAAACAATGCCCCTAACATAAACAGAAAGAATTTTAATACCTGCTGATGGAATGGCGTTTTCCACATTCTGATTTCCATTGATCTTGATATGACCATTATTAACCTCCTGTAAATATTAAAAATGTTTATATCATTTATTAATATATATAGTTATTTCAGCTTACTATGTTTAGTATCATTCTCCAGCTTCTTCTGATAGACTTCCATAGCATCGGACTTTCCAACCACATCTTTATATATATCTTCGCTCATCATATGAAACATATTAATGATTACAAAGTTCAATGTTTTAGCACCCTGAGAATCAAACCATATGGGACTCTTACTATCAGGGTCATGATATTTCAAGAAATCTTTATAACCACTTCTTTTTAAAGGATTTGGTATAGACTCTATAACAAGATTTAACTCATGTAATAATTGTAATACAAAAACACATGATGATAATGAAATACGTGGATTGTTCATGACAGCGAAAACAGGAGAATGTTTAATACCTTCGATAATGATATTTACTTCTTTTAAATTAATTCCTTTGTTTTCAAATATACCAACCGATTCCCTCATACTTAAATATTGATGAAGTTCAAAATTAGGAGGTATGGCAGCGACTTCAAGTATGAAGTAATTTTCAATCATACGATCTACATTATCTCCTCCATGTGGGTTTTCTATCAATCTTTCATTTGCTTCTTCTATTTCTTTTTTTGACATTTTTTGTTTTCTTCTAAACATCATATTCCCCTTTAATGTTGTGAGATTACTTGATGCTCAAGTTTTTCGAAAATTCCTCCATGTTCCATTCTGGAAAAATACTCGCCTTCGTTATCTGAGTAAGTAAATACATAGAGATAATATCGTTTTCTTTTAGCATGTATTTTTTTGAAGAACTTTTCTGTAAAAGTATCTTCTGCTCTTCTTGTAAGCTTGGTATGCTCATCCCAACATTGTTCTCTCCATACCACATTCGCAAAGAGTTCTTTTTGAGTCACATCATTTCTTTCACAGAAATCCCTCTGATGATTACTTAAAGAGGACTCGATCTCATGAACATAACCACAACTTATTTGAGTGCTGAACATTTGTTTTGCTGCTTTGGATGTTGAAGTTACAGGAGTTTGAGCCATGGCATCATGATAAACAGTACCGGAAAATTCTTTACCAATGTATACTTCAACATCTTCAAGACATGTAATCTTTTTTGGCCATGCAACAACAAATGATGAACTTGAACTATTAGTCACAAAATCCGATTTAATCTTCATAATCAGTTCTCCTCATTATAGGATACTCTCCATCAATATCATCGATAAACTCAAGAGCATATTTTTTTAGTTCATCAAGATCACCTTCGTTATCCATTTTCTGAACCTTTTTCATACAGGAGTCAATATTTTTACGTAATTCTTTAGCTGTAAAATTAGTAACACCGCACACACAAAAAATTGCTGTGTCTCTATTTTCTGTTTCCTCATCCTGTATATGCCAATAAGTATACCAATGCCCGCTACCTCGACCACCCCAACGACTGTAAGACATACAATTTCTCCTTATAAATTTAATGGACAGGAATCAGGATGTTTTGTTAATACATCTCTGAAGTTTTGAAATTGCTCTGACTCCTTCCATATTTTTGTTATTGGTTCTGCCCCTTCCATTTGGACTGCCCATACATCTTTCTCTGCAAAACTGCAAGGCATGAATTTCATATCCGGTGTGATATATGCCGACATCCTTGAACCTTCACATGTATCAATCGACATTCTTTGAATCGGATTCATCTTTGCATATTTTACCATATGATTTACCATACAGCTATCCATCCCAACTTTGAACTTACATTTAGGATCAAACATAACATCTGCCAATTCCTGTAGTTGTTCTGGTGTTGGACTTAATGGAACACCGGCTGCAGCACCTTGCGGTTTGAATAATAAAAAAATGACCGCATTTAATTTATCAACATCAAAACCACAGTTATCCCATACATATTCTCCAGCAATAATTCTTTTAACATGATTGATATTTTCACTTGTTACAACAAAGTGAATATTTGTTTTGATACCAACATGAATAAATCTTCTCAAAGCTTCATATGTTTCAAACCTGCCATATTCACTTACAGCTACAGCTCCACAATACTTTGATATGCCGATCTGTTCACTACTTAGAGCTTCTCCGCTTGTTGTGTAGTTAGGAATAACATTATTTTCCCGGCAGTATTCGATAATCTCTTTAAAGTTCTCATGAAGATTAGGATCTCCTCTGCCGCCCAATGCAACCTGATTGATGTGATGTTTAGTTTCATCAATGATTGTTTTGAAGTCTGATAACTTCATGTCCGGTTGTTTGAAATGCCCCTGATAACATATACGACATTTGTTTTCACAATGCCCCATAATGCCAATATCCAATAAAGAAGGCAACTCTAAAACAAATGGATCTTCTTTTCCATTAATGCCTCGGGTAATTTCAAGACCGGTAACTGTGTTAAATAAAATTTCGTAATCATTGTTTTTAAATCTCTTGTCAAATACTAAAGCATTTTTAGCCATTGTTTCTCCTTTTTTATTAAGTGAAAAAAGAGGGTATGTCGAATATTCCGACAAGCCT